GCTTACTTCTCTTTGTGTGCAATGAGCTCTGTTTTGCTACCATCCTTAAGGGCCTCCATTTGTTCATCTGAAAAACCTGACCATACTGTAAGCTGTTCTTGCTTTGTATCTGTGTCAAATAACCCTGATATCTTAGATAATGACTCCAATGAACGCAATTTATCAGAATCTTTATCTGCAACTTCGGCAATATCCTTATATTTTGACAATATCCAGTCTGGAGTAATGCCTTCTTCTTGCAATACTTTCTTTATTTCCTCTTTAACCATCGTTTGAACCTCTTCTTTTTTCATTAATTGTTTGGCTGAGCTGGCAATATACTCACTACTCTTTGATTTCTTGAATACTTTCTTGTATGCCTGTGTAATTTCCATACCCTCAGCCACATATCTTGCAAAAACGAACTCTTTTGGCTTAAGTCCTGCCTTCTTATAGTCCTTAAATGCCTTATAAGTCCTTGAAAATGTATAAATATTCTCTGCAATTCCGTCTTCCCCTAGTAATTTAGCGTTTAAGTTGTCCACACGAAAGGTTCCAAGCACCGTTCTAATACATTTGGTGATTTTTTTGGACATATTAACCTTTAATGGATAAGATTTAAGAATCTGGCAAACATTATCGTCATCTGTGAGTACCCAATCCCCGTCTTTTCCACTTCTCCAATTATTATTAATAACCTCATCAGGGTGATGAATACGGAATTCTTGAACCGAATCATATAAATAATGCTTTTTTCCTTTAACTTCTTTAAAATCCATATAATAATATAATACCAATTTTGTTTTTAAAAAAATTTATACTAAGTTATAGCCCGCATAAATGGTTTGGTTTAATACTTGTTGCGTTTATGTTGAAAAGTAGCTACAATAAGGGGTGAATCAAAGCTACAGGCCAACTCGAAGACAATTGAGGCCGATTCTAGGGAAATAACCCGAAACTGATGATTGTCCGTATTTATGGTTTATTTGCTATAAATATATCCAAAAGCAGCATGGCTCCAGAAAAGCAAAGTTGCGAAGGATTCTGAGGCTCTGACTTGAATGTACAGGGGTAATATCTCTCTATCCTTCCAACAACATTCACCAAAAAAGCAATTATAAATATATATATAAAAAGAACCTAAAATCTTACCTAAAATAAAGTTAAAATTAAAGTTATAAAAAGTTGAAAAATAGTATTAGAATGTGTGTCTCTCTTTTTCATACACACACCACCCCCAAAATGTCCCCTATATGGTTGAAATTAGGTTGAAATTTGCAAAATTATAATATTTAGTTAAAATATATATTATTTTCTAAAAAGGAAAGCCCCAGTAATTAACTGAGGCTTTTTTTATTGGTAGGTTTGAGGTGTGTTAGTTAGACAAGTATTATAAATTTATACTAACTAAACTTTGTATTACTTATTTCTTAATACTAAACAATTTAGCCCTAACTTTAGATTTGAAGTTATAACTAAATACTTTTTTAATTAACTTAGTTATTCTTTTATATAAACTAGGTTTATTTAATTGTTTTTTCAATACTCTTAATTCCTCTCTTAAGTCTTCATATGTTACAAAGCCATCAGTATGATTTACAACTTCATCTTCTATTAATTGATTTATATCATATTCTGATAAATACTCTGAAGTCATAGATGAAATCTCATCTTCAACCCAGTATGAATCAGGTAATTCCTCTACTTGATATTCTAGGTCTTTTATTCTTTGTTTTAAATCTTTGACATCATTCAATGAATCAAGAGTTTTTTCAATGTCATCACGTTCTAACATATCAATAACGTCCTGAGCCTCTTCAAGTGAATCCATTAATTTATTATTAACTTTCTCAATTTGCTTATTTATTATTGATTCTATCAAGTGATTCGGAAACATTATTGTTACATTAGCATCATTAACAAATGTTAATTTATCACTTAATTTATCATTCTTTTCAATCATTGAATTTGTTCTTGCTTCTTGTTCTCTTAGCTTCTTATCAAGATAATTATTATTTTCAACAACTTTGTTAATGCGTTCTTGGTTTTCAAGTGTTATACTTTCAACGTCTAAACGTGCTTCTTTTTCTTCTGCTTCGTGAATTGCGTCAGTTCCTGATACTATTTTTTGAGCAACGTTTTCAATTGCTATTTCTTGAACTGGTGTAGCTTTAGCAGGTGCTTTTTTAGCAGGTGCTTTTTTTATTGTTGTATTTTCTGTAATTGTAGTCATTTTATTTTTTCCTTATTTGTTCTTGTTTAACTAACTATTTTAACTAACTGCTTTAATTTCGTTATATATATTGTTATATACAAGTTATTTTTTATAATATTTATATTGTTTTATTATCTATTATTATTTAGTTTTGACCAGTAATTAATTAAGGAACAAATAAAAATGAAAGCATATAATATGGAATCAAGCAACGGAAACAAAGTGCCAAATCAATTCATTATCGAACATGAAGGAAAAGAATATTTTCAATCTTATCGTTCAGTAATTGCAGTCAAAAAATGGACTCCTAAAGGTTATGAAATAACATTAGATGAACAAGATTGGGACTATTCCAGAACTACCGGAAAATATCGGAATGAATTTTTAGGTGAAGGAATCGAGCAAACAAGAAAGAAAATAAAGGAAGGAACTTATAAACTAGCAAATCTAAACAGATACTAAGGAGATAAAAAGAGCCCTGGAGCATATCGCTTTGGGGCTTTTTTTTAATCAAATAATATGAATTATAAAATAAATGAAAAAGAAAGAAGATTGATAAAATATTCACTAGAAGAATTTTATCACGAAAATATAAAAAAAAGCAATAGTCAAGATAATAAAAAGACTATGAAAGATTTAATGAATTTATTTAAATAAAAGGAAAAGAAAATGACAATAGAAAAAAGAAAAAGCGACGGAGCATTTATAGTATCAGATATTATTGATGGATATTATATAAAAAGAGTTTTTATGGGATATACAAAAAGAAAAGCAATAAGCATATTTAAAAAAGAAATAAAAGAAGAATATTTGGACTATAAATATCATAGTCAATTTTTAATATAAAAAAAAGGAAAAGAAAATGATTAAAACAAGAAAACTATATGACGGATTTACAGATGAGGCAAGTGATGTTCAATGTGAATATTGTGGACAAACTCCTGATGAAACAGAGATACAAAAAGCATATGCAAGTGATACATATATTTGTGGAGATATTGAGTGTTGGAATAGTTATTGTTGGGATTGGGTATGGACAGGCAATACAGTAGAAATTACAGAAGAAGAATATGAGGTATGTGATGAGTGTGAAGAAGAAGATTGTATATGCGAAAAGGAAGAAGAATAATATGCAAAAATATTGGATAACAAATAACGAAGATAGTGAAAGATATAACAAAGAATTTGAAAATTCTACAGAGGCTAGACATTGGATTATAAATCATTTAGATACATCAAAGGAATGGACAATTTTCAACGGATTATTTAAACATCAAGTTAATTTTAATTACCACCAAATAGATAGAGATGAAGAAGATACATTTAATCAAAAATACTACGAATCTTTTGAGTGGTTTTGGGATAAAGAAAAGGAAAAAGAAAATGAATAAAACAGATGAAATATATGATTATTTAATTGACTACGGAATAGCAACAGAAGAAGAAATATCTCTAGTATGTTCTATTAATGGAACGAATGAAGATAGCTTAAATTCAATACTATATTCAAGGACTGGTTATAGAGATATAGAACAAATAAAAGAGGAAGAAGACTATGATTAAAAAAGTAAAAATAGAATTTTATGCTAATGATAAAAAAGAATACATTGAAAAAAAGGTATATGAATTACTTGATGATTTAATTGCAAGTGATAAAGGTTGGGAAAAGCTACCAGAATATCAAGATAATTATAAATTTGAAATAAAAGAAAAAGGAAGAAGAAAATGATAAGTAAATATAGACAATGCACACTTTTATCTGATTCTTTAGCAAAGGCTATTGAGAGAGTTTGTAATGAAAAAGATATAAAGAAAAAGAAAAGGAAAAGAAAATGAATAAAACAGATATAAATAGTATGATAAGATGGGCAGTTGATACTGATGGAATAAAATTTGCAAAAGAGATATATCAAAGAGAAGAACCTGATGAATATACAAGGGATAAATTTAGGGGTATGCAGGACAATTTTATTCATTGGGTAGCAAACCTAGACAATAAGCATAAACAAAGATTAACAGATGCAATTAACAAGAAAAAACTAATAACAAGAATGGAGGAAAAATGAAACCTTGTGATATGTGTTATGGAAAAGGATATTTATTAGATGTTAATGAAGATGGGAATATTGAAAGATGTGATGAATGTAAAGACACATCATATGGATTTAAAAGCGACCAAGAAGCTAAAGAATTTTATTTAAATAACAAAAAGAAAGGAGAATGAGATGCCTAATTGGACATTTAATACATTAAAAGTAGTAGCATATAGTGATGATGAGGGAGCAATAAAACAATTTGATGAGTTTGTTAAATTGTCAATTGTTCCTGCAAAAGTATATGATGAAGAAGGAAAAGTAAAAGTTGAAAGCAAAGAAGAAAAAGCATTCACTTTTGAGGGAGTTCATCCAATGCCTAAAGAATTAATGATAACATCAGGAACAAGAACTCCAGAAGAAGAAAAACAGGCACAGGAAAACCTAAAGAAATACGGACATAAGGATTGGTATAGTTGGAGCATAGCAGAGTGGGGAACAAAATGGAATGCAAGTAATTTTTGTATGTTGGAAGAAATATTAGATGATAAATATTCCAAAGAATTAACGGTTTCATTTGATACTGCTTGGAGTCCACCAATGGCTTGGTTGCAGAAAGCAACAGAGAAATTTCCGTTGATACGATTTGAGATGGAGGTTACAGAAGAATCAGATGCCTTTATGGGCAAACCAATTGCACAATATGGTAAGGTGTGTGAGAACATTATAGACATTAATTATCCAAGCTAAAGGAGGAAAAATGATTAAGAAACAATTTATCGTAACAATGATAGTTGATGAAAAAACGATAGCACAAAAGAACACCAATTTTTCTATAAATTATAATTCAGTAGATGAATATATTTATAGGGAGATGGAATGCCTTGAAAACAAATACGAAGGAGGATTAAGTGTTGAGGAAGGGCTTAAAATGTGGGGGGAAAGCATAAAGGTTGAAGAGTTAATAAATGAGGAGAAAAAATGAATATTGAAGATTATTATACACAAGATGAAATTGATATGATGTGTATGTATTATGGGCAAATTCCAGATAATTTAACCAGAAATATGCAGATTATGTTGGTGGAGAAATTTGAGAATGAGGTGGTGTATGAACCACTGGAAAGAATACAATCACAAATAAGTTAGGAGATAAAATGAAAGAGTTTAAAACAGATAATTATTTAGTTATTATAAAGGAAAGTGATGAAAAAGAACCTTTAGGTATTATAATAGATGTTTGGGATAGGAATGAAAACTTAATTGATACATTTTCATTTTTAAATGAAGATGTTGAGGAGGAAAATAATGATAGTATTTAAAATAACAAAAAAGATGGTTGAGGAATGGCTAGGAACGGAAAATCCTCTTGAGGAGGCTATTGAGGTAATTCAAGAACTAGCTAATGGAGAATATACAATTGATGGATTAAATCAAGATATCATTGAATATTATGATTTTGCACAAAAGGAGAAAAAATGAGCAAGAAAGAAGATTGGGGTAATTGCCCTAGATGTGAAAAAGAGATAGAAACATTTCCTGCATTATCAAGAAGGGATAATAAAACAGATATATGCTCGGATTGTGGAAGAACGGAAGCATTGGAAGATTTTTACAAAGAGAGGTGGACTGGCAAAATATATTGGGAGGAAAAATGAATAAAGATATGGACTTGGTTGAGGCATTGGAAAAGAGATTTAGTTTACACGACGTTGATATGATTTATAATGTTTTATCCGAGTTTTTAGATATGAACACAAAGCAAGGAAAAATCACATTTATTGATTTTTTAAACAAAAGGGATGAAAAATGAATAAAGCAGACAAAGTAAAAAAACTAATGGATTTAAGAAGGAAAAATTGGAATCTTGAGGATTTATTTGAATGGATGGAATCTGTTGTATACCATACATACGAGCAAGATTATTTAGATGAATGTATAAAAGATGAGGAGGAAAAATGAAAATAGTAAAGAACATACCAAAAACAACATACATAAAAGACAAAGCACCAAAGCTAGAGGAATTACAGGATATGGTGGGAGGCATAATTCAAGTAATACAATTGAAGGATAAGCAAATCATAGTTGATGAAGAAGGTAAACTGAAAGGCAAAGAATTCAATGTAGAAGCTACAGAATTATGGAATGTTGGTTATGATGTGATTGTTGGAGATGCAGTAGTATTATCAGGTAAAGCAGTATTAAAATAAACAAAAGGAGAAAAACAATAGTGGAATTTATAATATTTTTAGCAATTTTACTGCTATTAACAATGACAATTAACATATTTAACGACTAGGAGAAATAATGAAAAAAATACTAATAAAATACACAGCAGAGATTGATAATGATGAGTATTATCGATACTGCAACAAGCAAAGAATAGGTGATAGAGTCTTACATTCAATGTTAAGAGATATCGCCACCACAGAGGGATTAAAGTCAATTAGAAAAAAAATGCAGGAGGTTTAAATGTCTTATTTTAGCAACAGAGAGTTCAGTATTAGCAAAAACCTACACAGGCATCAAACTGCAATTGAGGAGATTATTAATGCAATTAAAGTATGCAAAAGAAATGGCAATAAATGGAATTGTGTAGAGGAGATAGAAGAAATTCTAAAGGAATACAGATTAAGATGAATAAAAAACAAAAGCGTAAGATATTAGATTATATTAGAAGGGCAAGTAAGGTGGATAAAGGTAGAAGTAAATATCCTGCAATGGTAAATACTTATGGATTTGTAAGAAAACCAAAAGGTGACGGAAAAATAAGAGACAAGCATTATAATATAATGAAACCAGATAAAGAAAATAGGAGAAGTAAAAAATGAAAGAACTAATAAGAGATGCATTATATAAATTCATTAACTATTATACACAAGATGACTTTGCAAGAACTGATTTGCAGATAATAGCCGATAGATTTATTGAAGACCACTTTGAAGATATAAGTAACTAAAGGAGAAAAAAATGACAGAAGCAATGTTTGACATACTATACGTAACAGACTCAACGGTTACAATTGCCTTGAAACTTTTAGGAATTGTACTAATTTTAAAACTAATAATAAGCAGAAAAAACTGCATTAAGGAGCTAAACAAATGACAAATATATCAAAAGCATTAGAGGACATAAAAAAGCACTATTATATAAATGAAATTGAAGATTTAATGGTTAATTATGATAGAGAAACAACCTTAAAATTCAAATCAAACGGAAGAAGTTTCAAAATGACAATTGGACTTGATTCAGATGCAATACAAGAAGAGGGAGAGAATGGAATATTGTAGTGAGAAAGTTGTGAGAATCATAAAAAATAACAAAAATAATAAAATATTACTTGACTGTATTACGATATATAACATAACATTGATGTAATTGAGGCAAAAGGAGAGTGAAGATTATGAATGAGAAAAAGAAAGCATACTTGGTAAAAGATATACCAGAGGGAGATTGGAGAGATTTTAGGATTAAATTACTCCAAGATGGATTTGATACCTACAATCAAGCAATGCTACATTTAATTAAGAAATATGCGAATGAAATCACCAGTTAACTTTGAAGAGATATATGAGAGCTATATTGATAGCGAGAACGAAGTAAATCGCAAAGAACGATATGAGGGTAAGGAAAACTTTTATAGAGCCAGTAGTAGTGGGTTTTGTTCACGAAAAATCTACTACGAATCCGTTGAGAAAGTTGAACCTACTAATCCAGTTGAACCAAAAGGAAAAAGAATAATGAGACTTGGAACAGTAGTTCACGAGGATTTACAGAACGCACTCGTATATTATAATAATATTAATAATAAAGAATTACTAAATAAAGAAAAAGAAATTAAAAATAAACAAAAAGAAAAATTCCACATTGAAAAAAATATAGAAATCAAAGAACTTAATGTGAGAGGTCATTATGATTGTGTTTTTGAAGGAGATAATGTTTATTTATTTGACTTTAAAACCATAGCTAACTGGTCTTATTCTAAAAAGTTTGGACACAAAAAAGACTTTGACCCTTCTATACATCAAGAGCTTCAACTTGGAACTTATGGTTATGCAGTTAAGGAAGAGTTTGGAAGACTTGATGGGATGTATCTTATCTACTACAACAAAGATAATTCAATGATGAATTCAATGAGTATACCGTTAGGCTACACAAACAGAGCTTATAATTTCTGGTATAACATTGGAGAGGAACACAAGAAAGGTTTACCACCGTTTAGGCAAGGAGTATCGCCAGTTCAAGATTGGAACTGTAGTTATTGCCCTTACCTTGACCACTGTAAGCCACCACTTAAGAAAAGGAGATAGAAAATGAGCTTGTATGAAAAGCTAAGTAAAGTAAACGTAAATGAAAATAAGAAAAAGAAAGGTCAGTTTGATTATTTGAGTTGGTCTTGGGCAGTAGCTGAGTTATTAAAAGTATGCCCTGATGCTGAGTGGGAAGTCCATGAATATCAAAACGAAGATGGATTAACAGCTCCGTATATGACAACTAACTCAGGAACATTTGTAAAAGTAAGTGTTACCTGTGAAGGTATAACAAGAACTCAAGTACATCCAGTAACTGATAACAGAAATCAACCTATTGCACAACCTACTTGTGTAGACATTGGAAACTCTACTCAAAGATGTTTGGCAAAAGCAATAGCACTACATGGTTTAGGCTTATATATTTTTGCAGGTGAAGATTTACCAGAGCCTGATGCATTAAATAGTAAGCAAAGAGCAGAGATATTAGCAATTGTTAAGAAGGTAGGAAATAAAGCTATGGAGAATGACATCGTTTTAAAAATGAATAATCTTCAAATAAACAATAGCAATTTTGATGCTTGTAAAGTGAAGATAAATGAAATGATAAGTGAAAATAAAAGTAAGGAGAAAAAATAATGGCAACAGTAACAGATGATTTATTTGATAAAGCAATGAATGAAACAAGTTTTGCGATACCAGATTCTGGTGGGAAAAGAACTACAAAAAGTAGTGGAAAAACCCCATTAGTTTCTGGAGATTATCTTGGGCATATTGTTCAGGTTAATAGCAAGGTTGTGGATGTGTTAAAAGGTAAGTACAGGGCAAGAGTATACGACTACTTTGTTGAAGTCGCCCCAGAGAATGTGGAAAACAAATACACATATACAAGATACGATGACGACAAAGTAGTTGATACTGATGGTAGTGCTTATGTTGGATATAAGTTCAAAGGTTCAATCTTTAAATACTTAGAGCCAGGCAAAGATGATAAGTTCGAGGCTCGTAGTGATTTTAATAAATACTACATGTGGTTTTGTGAGGCCTGTGGTATTGAATGTCCTACAGTAACAACAAAGATTGATGGAGAAGAAATGGAAGTTAAAAGCCTTCCCACAATCAACATGGAAGAGTTGGTTGGAACTCCAGTCCAAGCAGTAATAGGAAAGGGAAAGACTTGGGTTGACAGTGATGGTAAGGAAAGAACTCCATGGGTTGTTAAATTCGTTAGAAACTGGAAAGATGGAAAGAAAAAGGAGATAGGTGATGAAGACATCCCGTTCTAAAATAAATTCCTTTAAATCGGTTATGATGAAAGGAGCATATTTTTTAGGTATGAAACCTAAGAAGATTGCAAATAAGTTTAATGTGTCTTTAGCGAGTGTCTACAGGCATATTAAATAATAAATTGGGAGAGTCTGAATATCGTGAGGTTTCAGAGGGTAATAAGTTGTTTTTTGGTGAGAAAACATCATTCCTTTCTACTTTTACCTATACTAGCTCTCCCAAAAAATTTCCTTCCCCAAAAAGGAAGAGGAGGACACCAGAAGAAAGGCTTAGGAAATATGTTGAACTTAAGTATGGTAAATTGAATAACAATAAAAACAATGCTAAGAAGAAACAGAAAATCGTCGAAAAGAAATCTTAAGCCTTTCAGACGGTATGAGGAGGTTAGTATGAGAGCAGGAATTAGTGGGTATGAGTGGTTTGTGTTGATTGTATTGATTTGTCAATTTTGTCTTATAATGTATACGTTAGTTAGGATTATAATATCATAAGGAGAAAGATAGTGAGAAATATAGTAATAGTGATAGGAGTTATTGGGTTAATGTTTGGTCAAATAATGAAGATAGAAACTGATTATAAAGACTCAACTGTAGTTAGAGTTTTCCACGATAATGGTAAGCTTAAACTTAAAGGAGTTAAGGTTGATAAGTTTAGAGAGGGCAAGTGGAAGCATTACGATGAAAAAGGTAGATTATTTAAGGTTGAACTTTATGATTTTGGAAGAAGAGTAAATACAATGGAACTTGGAGATTCAAAGTAATGGATTGGAAGGAAGCGATAATATATAAGGAGCTACATTTTGTTTATATAGTAAATGGTCATAAATTTCTTACAGAGAAAGAGGCTTTAGATTATATATCTAATAAACAAAAGGGAGAGAGTTTAAGTGAAGAATATTAAGAAGAATGCTTTTATTATAAAATTATCTATTATAGCTATATCTAGTGTTATTATCCTTCTAGTTATTAAGTCTGGACTTCTTGAAGATGTTGTTAAAGAAAAGATTAACGAACAAGTTCAAGAGGCTAAAGAAAAGGTTGAGCAAAAGAAGGAAGAGATTAAACAAAAAGTAGAAGATAAGAAAGAAAAAGTTGAAAGTGAAGTTGAGAAGGTTAAAGATAAACTTGAGGATAAAAAGAAACAGCTTGAAGACGAAATTAAAGAAAAGCTAAAGGATTTTAGATTTTAGATGCCAAATAAAAAAGCTAAGCAAAGGAAGCACGACAAAAGAAAAAAAAGACAAGCTATTAAGGTTTGGAAAAGAGAACAAAAAAGAAAAAAGAAGGAGAGAAGAGATGGGTAGAATGAAGAATCATATACATGGATGGCTTGAAGATTATGGCTTTGCATTAGGATATGACATGAGCAATATGCCTAACTTTGAGGACCTAGATTGGGTTGCAAACGATAGCGTTGATGCCCAAGCCTACTGGAATGATAAAATAGAAAAGGAGATGAGTAATGGGTAGAGCAATTGAAGTAGATAAAAGACTTGATGAGTTAGAATTTAAAGTAAATGAAATACTTTTAATTTTAGATGATTTAAGTAAAGTAAACACAACACAGGAGCATATAGACCTACATGAAGAAGAAAAAAAAGAAACCAACAGCAAATCAGATGGAGACAGTAGTAAACAATCTGATAATGGAAACAAAAAGAAGTCAAATAGAAATAATAAGAACTCAAAGAGTTCTAAATAACTACATAGAATATAATAAAGATATAGAAAAGTTCACAAAATATGTGGAGGAACAAAATGCTAGAAGAAAAGATAAAACAGATAATCAGAACCAAACTGACAGAAAATAATTGGGGAATTTATTTTAAAGGACATCCGTTGCTTGAGATGCCAGTCAACGGAGAGTCTAGTATGTATAAAATAAATGACGTGCGTGTAAGTGAATTAGAGGGGGCAATATCGGAAGAGCTCAAATGTATTTTTGAGGGAACTAACAGTCAAGGAGACACCGAATGCCAGGAGAACAAAACAACGAGAGATTCAAACGAGATGTAACACAAGGTTCAAGACTTCAGTATTTGTCAAGAATGAAACATTTTTATGAATCTGAGTTTAATGAGTTAAGTAGGAAGATAGGAGAAGAGACAGAGTATGGGGTTGTTGTTACCGAACGCCTCGTAGAAATAATAGAAGAAAGACTTTCTTTTTTTGAGGAAGAAGAGAAAGAATTGCTTAAGATATATAAAAAAAATATTATGGACTCTAAAGAAGTTTTAGTCTAGAATATTTAAATAAAAGAAATAACAGAACAGAAAAGTCTGTTTAAAAGAAAGGAGAATAGATGAAGCCAATAATGCCCTGCGATACAGGGTTAGAAAATTGCCTATTAGGTGTATTGATTTTATATCCAACCGTTTATCCAGAGGTTAAGGATTATATCACAACAGATGATATCTTTTATCAGGATAAAGCTAAGTTGCTTTGGAGGAAATTAAAATCAATGCTTAGAAAGAATGAGTTTGTTGACAGTAAGACAGTATCATCTTCATTGAAAGAGGCTGACTTAGAAGGAGGCCTTACTCATGTATATGTAGTTGATTGCACTTTAGAGGCTGGAGCAAGTAGTGCAGCATCGACATATGCTAAGAAATTGTACGAAAAATATTTAATGAGAAGAGTCATTGAAGAAACCAATAGAATACAGCAGACAGCTATGAATGTTGGTGATGAAACGTATGACTGCATCATTAATGCCCACACTTTATTTTCAGAACTTATAGAATTAAATCCAACTAAGGAAAAACAAACTATTGATTCTTTATTAGTTGATGCAGTTCAAGATATACAGAACAAAGATATTAATCTTGTTAAAACAGGCTATGAATCAATTGATAAGTTTGCAGGTGGACTAACTAGAGGTGAGATTACAATCATTGGAGGAAGACCTGGCCATGGAAAAACGACAATGATGGTTAATATGGTGGCAAGCCTTATTAGTAATGGCTATAAAGTAGCTCTATTTAATCGAGAATTGCCCAATATAGAGGTTATTAAGAAACTTATATGCCTAGAGTCACAAAAGCTATCTTATTCGCTTATAAGGCAAGGAATACATAGTGAAGATTCTTTGAAGCAATTGCAGATGGTGCGAGAAATTATCAAGAAAAAATACAACGAAGAAAAGTTTTTGATGTTTGATGATATTAGGGACTTTGCAAAGACATCTGCTGAAGTTAAAAGATTTAAGCCTGATGTTATTATGGATGATTATATCCAACTTGTATCTCCAGATGCAAAGATACCTGAAAGAAGATTGCAACTTGAAAGGCTTGTTAATGACTATAAGTGGCTTGCGAAGCAGATGAGATGCTCTGTTATACTTGCATCTCAGTTGAATCGTGCTATTGAAGGTAGGCATAAAGCAGGTAGACCTCAGTTATCAGACCTTGCAGAAAGTGGTGCAATTGAGCAAGTAGCAGAGAATGTTTTCTTTGTTTACTATGATTATAAAATTAATGGAGAAGATGGTAAAGGAAAGAATGTTATTACATTTGTAGCAAAGAAGGTTAGGTATGGAGAAACAGGAGAATCAGATATGGGTTATAACGGTGATAAATGTAAGATATTTGACAGCTATGATGAGTTTATTAATTCAATTAAAAGGAAGGAGATGATGGATGAACAAGAACTCCCATTTTAAATATATAGGAATTGACCCTGGAAAGTCTGGAGGGGTTACAGTTATTGATGGAGATGATATTAAGGCTTATAAATGCCCACAAAGAACAGAGGATATGTCAACTTTATTCTCTCTTCTTGTTGGGGGCACATCTGCATACGATACTAAAGTCTTAATGGAAAGGGTTTGGGCAAGACCAAACAATGCAGTAAGGTCGGCATTTGCATATGGAGTTAATTATGGGCAATGGATGGGCATCGTTGCCTGTCACGAGATTCCTTTGCAAACGTGCTTACCAATGGAGTGGATTAAATACTATGGGTGCAGTAAAGACCTTGAATATCAAGAAAGAAAACGATGGCTTAAAGAAAAAGCAAAGTCATTGTATCCAAATTTAAATGTTACTTTAATGACATCAGATTCAATATTGATTGCTGATTATGCAAAGAAGGAACATTTTAAAGGTGAATAAAACTGAATTAAAAAAAAGAAGAGAAAGACATAAAGAGGAGCCTAGGATAAGGATGAGGGATAATGCAAGGAAAAGAGCAATAAATAAAAACCTTAAGTTTGAGTTGTATACCTTTAAAGATTTACCTAAAGTCCCAAAAAAATGTCCTTATTTAGGGATACCTATAAAAGTTGGTCCGTATGGAGGGGTTGATTCTTCCCCTTCTCTTGATAGAATTGATAATAAAAAAGGATATATTAAGAGTAATGTTCAAATTATATCAAGGAAAGCTAATCAAATAAAAAACAATGCATCGTTTAAAGAGTTTGAAATGATTTATAATAAATGGAGGAATCAAATTAAGTGAAGAATGAACTAACATGCAGTATCTGTGATGCACCTATGGAAGATGATGAGGGGATTGTTGGAGAGTTTGGAATACTGCCAGTTGCTTTTTGTTGTTGGTGCTCCTCATCAATGACTGATATGGTAATT